TTGCGACTCTGCCAGCGTAAGTCGACCCCATACCGTCGGAGGCGAAGACCAATCATGTCGCCAATAGCTTTCTGGAACCAAAGATTGATTCCAGGTTCTACGGCGATAACTCGATTAGTCGACGCATCCTTGGGTACAGTGATCACCTTATTCCCAACTTGAAAATTCGGAAATCCCGAATCAACAAGCTGGTTGGCCCAAAGAGGATAAGCAACCTCAAGGACCTCCCAAGGGATAAGGTTGTACAGATCACGCGTTATTCCGGTTTCACACCGGAACTTCTTAGCTGGACTGGCTTCTCTACGTTTAATCAACGTAGAGGCACCAGGACCCCAGTTAGGCATAGCGAAGAGCTCATCGGCCGAAAAGTCGCCGAGCAATTTCTCAATTTTACGAATGACTGCGTTATGCAGCCAAACGGCACGACCCTTGAATAAGGGGTCGCGAGAGAGATTGCGGAATCGACGATTCGTCTGTTTACAAAGAAGTTCAAATTCATCGAACTTCTTCAAAGCAACGTCGTCCAAATCGTAACCCAAGGTTAAACCCTTGAATTTCGATAGAAACTTCGTTGCGGCGTAAGCAGACCGAAGCGCTACGAGATTATCGTAGTGCTTGGGATCGAACTCGAGTTTAGCCAGCTGCTCATGCTCCATATTTCTATAGAGAATGAGTACAGTTAGGCTTCGAGGACAATCCAATGCCGTTAAGTACTCCGCTATTGCCGAGGATTCTACACCCTCGGGAACGCGTAAGCTCGAGATTCCTTTATGGAATCTACCACCGTGCTTCTTAGAAGACATGGTACCTCCAGGAGTCTACCTACAGCGTGTACGAAGTTAGTACACGTTCTCGAACGTCGTGACTGCGTTTTCGACGGGAGTCCCCGTTGCATCTGTCGGGGCACCGTCGCTCGCATTCACCGTTCGAGCGAAGAGCGAAGCCACCCGGCTGAAGAGCGTTTGACGCTCCAGCAAGGTACTACGCTCCGGCAGGAAAAACTCCATGATGCACGCGCAGTCATACGCTTTCGTCGGCGCCGGCTGAATACCGGTCATCGTCGAGGCGCTGGTCTGCTCGAGCGTCGGGAGGACGAGCTTCACTGTTACCTTGTACACCCGGCTCGCCTTGGTAGGCGGACGGACGGACATGGTCAGTCTGGGGTAACCGATGGCGATTCCGCCACTCCGGTCAACCCAGGACGCGATCCCTTGAGGGGAAATCCCTTCGGGGTTCATCGTCGAGTCGACACCCACGGTCGCACTGGTCGTTAAACGAGCCAGAGCATGATCGAGGATACCGCTGAGCTTCACTGCCGCAAGAGCGGACATGTGAGTACTTCCTTTCTAAAGATTGGAAACCATTGTCCTCACCTAAAGCTTTTGAAGGCTCCAGTTAGCAGAGCAATAGCGTTTTGTGCACGAACACCGCCACTTAATCCGCGTAAATTAAGAACAGGCGCGACTTGGCTGGGAAAGTCGGTAAGACCAACCCGGTTAAGCCATACCTGCTCTTCGCGGTAAGAGGCGTGTTTCAGCACATTTACGCTCGGCTCTATAACTGATGGCCCGCTATAGGCAATGGTGGAAGCCATCCAGACTCTTGTAAAGTTCGTCCGGCTCCCGCCGATGAAGGTCAAACCATGCCACGCTGAAAGCGTTTCAAGGTAAGGCCCAATCGGAAGGAACCAGTCGGCTACAAAGCTGAATGGCAGGATCTCCCAAGCGAGGTTCAAGGGATTGGTAAAGCCGGTTTGCGCCACGAAGGCAAGAGTGGGATCACTCATCCTAAACCTGATTTTGAACTTGGTTCGGGTCTTATTGATAAAGGTGGTTTTGCCACCATTACCAAACCCGATCACGCCATCACCAGGAGGATAAGCGACAACACTCTCTTTCGCAGCACTAGCCGATGCTTCGACGCTCCGGACGAACGACCCTACGTTAGAAAGCGTAGGAATCGCTTCTAGGGTGCCTTTGATATCGTTAAGAAGAGGCTTCCAACCGTATTGAAGCTCGAGCCAATTGCTGGCAACGGACTTCGAACTGTTGAGAGCATTCATATTGATACCTTGGTTCCCTCGTCCAGCTGTCAGGATGCCCGCCGCAGTATAGAGCTGCTTGTTTCCAAGCCGCTTAGCCTGCTTAACGAACTTAAGCGCATTCACGATTCGCATAGCATTATTCGCGATCATGGATGTGACTTGACCATATTGAGCAAGGTTTTGTGCGAGATTCGCTTGAATCCCGGCTCCCGCTGCATCAATAAGTTTCCTGATAGCCTTTTGTTCCGCCAACGGCAAGTGTATCGCAATTGGCGAAAGGGGCGGCGTGTAGACCTCTGTGTAAGGGAAAATATTCAACTCCCAGTTTCCAGAAGCAGCTTGCGTCTGGTATTTGGAGTATTTATTTTCCAACACCTCAACGATCTTGACAGCATGCGGATTAACCGGTAGCTGTCCAGGTTTAAGCTTACCGTAGTTAGGCGTCCGAGATCCGCTCCAAGTTCTCGAATGATCAAGAACTGGAACGACGGTTTGGGTGTATCCATTACGGACACCCCCAATACCGGATTCAAAAGTTCGTAGAAACGAACGATTGGCGATCTCAGGCGACTCCCTAAGGGGCCTATTTTGAGGTTGAGAGGACCGACGCTTGTAAGGCGATTTAGCAAACCTTACAACCCGGGATCTTGCTTTTCGCAAAATGCCCGACGACAGGACCGCTGGCCCGTTCACAGGTATACGGACCCGACCAGATTTACCGATCGGAATCTGCTTTACCCGAAAACGGACCGCCACCCGATACGGCACGCGCTTTATGAAGCGGGTATATCCGAGGCGAGCTACGATCTCCTTACCCTTAATGGGGTAGACTACTGCCTCACTAACGTGGTTCTTAAGGGAAGAAACCCTTAAGGCCCCGGTAGTGTGCACTAGCCTTCCACCTTGGGTTATGGTGATCTCGCATGCTTCGGACTCCGCTCTATTTTGCTCGCGCAGTAACAAGCCCAACGTAAAGGCTTTGTCGATTGGATTATCGTTAAGATGTGGACTTAACTCAGCCATTAGGGTAACCCCCGAAAGCTGAGAGACCAATCTCAACAACGTTGAGACCTACCAAGAAAAGAATAAAGGGAAAGATGATGAAGGCCAAGGTCTGCCACAGGCGATTCGGTTTATAAGCCGTTTCAACCAGCAGCATTCCTATGGTCTCCATTTCTCTTCCCCTAGATTTAAACTTGATAGGGAACCCGCGTCACGCGGGTTCTGAGCATAACCCTCTGAATCTCACGATTCAGTAGGTTCTTCGGGATGAAAGACAACGGACGCCAACCGATCGACCACGTCGCACGCTTGGATGTGTTCAAGCGCCCGAATCGTGTCGAGAAGTCGGCATTCGAGGTCCATCAGCTCTTGCCAAACTAACGCGTAAAACTC